CAACATGTTGGTCTTGATCAGACATATGTTTTACTCCTTAAAGTTTGATTTGAGCTGTGAGAGGAAATTCTTGTACTCGCGAACTTGCGTCTCATAGAGATGCTTTTTCGGAGCGGCTTTAATTTCAGTCTCCATTTTCTCAATTTCTTGGGCTTGAATAACACCATTGTTCCACACCCACTCTACGCCTTCCATAATACCATTAACGAAAGCAGCAGGTGCAGAAGGGTCTTGTACGATGTCGACAGTATTCAACATAAAGTCGTCGCGCACATACATAGTGCCATTTCTTTGCTCAAGACTACCCATACCACGAGTTGACACACCTAGTTGAACACCGCCATCAAGCAGACCCTTAACGATCTGACCCATTGGAGTATCCAATATTTGTGCCTTTCCAACCACATCATTCCCTTCCCAGCGAAGATCAGTGATGAGGTGAGAAACTTTGTCCAAGTTGATAGTAGGTCCGTCGGGGTGATTCAACTCACCGACAGAACGCTTCTTAGCAACTTGTTCGGTCATATATTTTTCAACTGCTCGCTCCATGATTTGGCGAGGATATACACGACCGTTACGATTTTTTTGTTCTGCTTGTGCAAAGATGCCTTCGATAAGATAAGACTTACTCCCATCTTTCTTTGCTTCAGTGATAACTTCTAGCCCGTTATCAATGTATTCAGCAATAAGTTTCATCTACATTTCCTTTGCAAAAGCAACACCCATCTTCTCTGCTTCTTTCTGAGAACGATAGGTGTCCAGTTTGTCACCGTCAATATAAACAGTGAATCCTTTACTATCTTTGTGAACCATCACAGAATGACGATTCACTTTTTTATCGAAGACATGTTCGCCTGGCGGCATTTTGCCCTTTGCTTCGCGAAGTTGTTTAAATGTCTTCATTTAAATTGTTCCAGTTTAACTACAAAACAATGCCATTTTCCAGAAATATGCATTTTGTCTGTTGCAATTCTGTTAAAGTAATTTACTTGATCTTTGCTCAAATTACCTTCACTTTCGACTACAACTGCATTTCTTCCATATGGCACAAACTTTCTTAAAACTTCTTCTATCCTGTGATAAGTCATACTTCTATACACAGGAAAAAATCTTTCTAAAATTACATTATCAAAATAAGTTTTACAATTGAAAATTTCAAAATCGTCTTGTAAAACGTCATTGCAAATGTAATGTATATCTACCCCAAGTTGCTCTCTGATTGCTTTACAACAATCATACTGATCAACCCACTCAACAGAACTCATGATAATTCTTGAAGCTCTGTGAGGAGCAGAAGGAATTAGATTGTTCACATATTCTAAATGACCTGCTGCACTACCTATATTTAAGTAAGCCCCCGCCTTGTCAAATTTATGTAACGTTCTAATTACCATTTCTTTAAATTTAATCAGATCAATATGTACACGAGGATTCATATATTGAACTGTACTAAAGTTGTCGGGCTCAAGATACCGACTTTTATTTGCCATAACTTCGTACATATGAGCATTGGCAACTTTAGTTATAAATTTTTCATCTATATTCATAATGTTATTAATTATTTATAAAAATTTATTTTTCAGTGTCTTCTTCTTCGTCGTCGAAGTCTTCATCATCAAGATCGATTTCTTCGTCATCATTTTCAACTTCATACTCATCAGCAGACGCTTCTTCAGGTTCTTGACCCAGTGAAGCGGCAATTCTTGATTTTGCTTGATCAAGCGTATCTTGCAAACGGTCGCCAACGACATCGTTAAAATGACGCTCAGCTTGTGTAAAATTTTGATCTTCAATTGCTTTTATTAGATCAGCAATTGGTTGCGAATCGGTTTGGATAGGCTCTGCCTCAAGTTCATCAATTACAGTATCTTGTGCTTCACTCATAACTATTCCTCTTTTTTGTTATCATCAGGTACTACTTGAACGGGAACAGGCTTGGGCTCGGGTGGAGCCGCTTGCTGCGCCTTCTCTTCTTCGTCTGGGATTTCACCAGACTTCATTTCTTTGTCTATTTCTTTTTTCATGTTATCGATGTCTTCGTCAGACAGTCGCATAACATTTCTCATTACCCAATCTTTTGAGTAGTATTCGCCAACATATTGTGTGATTTCGTTCATCACACCAATACGCTCACGAAGAATTTCCATCTCTTTCAACTCAGTAAAGTGATTGTCTTTTATGAAGTCGATATAGATGTTATCTTTCCACTCTTCCCAGTCTTGCTCAGTGATAACACCCTTGAGAATAAGTTGCTTCTTAAGAATTCCAAGGAAAACCCATGAGAATCGTCTACGAAGTCTATCAACAAATTTCTGGAACTTTACTTCGTCTCTGCTAATTTCAGTAGAACGACCAAGCGAAAACTGTGCTTCTTGCTCTAGCCTATTGACAGGCACATTCAAAGAACGATATAATCTTTTCTGGAAATAAATGATGTCATCAATCTGCCCAAGATTTTCACCACCAGGCAGTGTGCTAATCTCAGTGCCACGCCCGTTCTCACGGCGAGGTAGCCAGAAGTCTTCAAGCATTGACATGTGCTTGCGATCATCTTTAATCTGACCAGTCGTCGCGTCATACACAAGCTTATTGCGATACTGAGTCATGATATCTTTCATGTACTGCTCAGCTTTACCGCGAGGCAAGTTACCGACATCAATATAGAAGATACGACGCTCGGGTGCGCGAGCAAGACGATAGATGACNANNGAGTCTTCCATCATGCGAAGCTGGTTAATAGGCTTCAGCGCTTTGTGCAGATGCGAGACAACTTTCTTTTTAGTTTCGTCTAGAAGACCAGAAGTTACATAGCTAATCGAATCGTTCGACAGCTTAACACCTGTCTGTGTCTGACCAGGCTTGTCTTCGTAGATATAATACTCATCAACACTGTCAACAATCTTTACACCAGTTTGCGGATCTTTTTTGTACTTGACTTGGCGAACCTTACGAATCTTGACAGAATCAATGTTACGAATTTCTTGAATACCCGCTTTGGGGCTTGCTTCGTTAACAAGCAGATGGTGATAGATTCTTCCATCAACATACCACGATCTAAAAATCTCGTGACCAATTTCATTAAAGCGAAGCATACCTACAATGGTTTCAAATTCTTCGCGAATTTGATCTTTAATCTTTTCGCCTGCTTCGATATCGTCAAGAGAAATTTCTACAGATGACTGAAGTTCAGATGCCGAAATAGTTTCGTTTACAATTTCGTCGATAGCCATATCGACTTCGGGATGCATTGCAACACCACGATAACGCGAAATTAGATGATGGTTATCTTTCGCCTCATCACCTTCCATATTAATATACTGCCCAAAGTGTCCGGCTGTCGCAGTGACATATCCAGAACCGTCTGGGTCAGTTGGGGGCACGACAGATTGGAGCTCCTGTTTGCCCTTATCATCTTTTTTCGCTCTTTTGATTTCAAAACCAAAGAGTCTTATACCATTATCGTATTCTGCCATGATTTTCCCTAAAAAATATACTGAGGAGCCCGTGAAGACTCCTCAGTATTTAGACCGACCTTAAGATGTGGTATTGCTTTCCCAATACTGGTAAGCAAACGTAACATCAAAAACTTCGATCTGATCACGAGTGTCATAGTCAAGAGCGATAGTACCAACAGTGGTCGGGAATGCACCTCTGAAAGTGTAACGCTTGATTACAGACTCGTCACGATCCAGTTGATCAACAAGCAGGTCCGCTTGATAGTCAATCGGATTCGTCAGACCGGTATTTGCTGCGTGAGCATTGATACCATTCATCCAGCGCTCCATTGCGTCACGAACTTCGAAGTCAGTATCGTTAATGATGGTGACTGTCCAATCTTCGAACGTGCGATCTCCTGCTACCTTCAGTTCACGACCGCGAAACGGTACGGGAAAAGAGTTAGTCTGAGATTGCGGAAGCTGAGCAGTTTTGCAAAGGAACGATGTCAATTCGACATCGCCCCCCGCATATGCTGGAAAGTTGATGGTCGCCTTGAACATGTTCGGGCGCGCACCACCACCTCTCAGCTTTGATTTAAAATCATCAATTCCTAGTAATGCCATTTCTTATACTCCTGTGCGCTTAAACAATCCCGACGACTTCATCGAAGTCTACGCCAGTTCTAACCGCTACGAAGTTCAAAGTAACGTAGTTGATAGAACGTGCAGGCTTCACGAAGACCGAAGCGACAAATTGGTTGTTATCAATGATATTCGGTGTGTTGTTTGTTTCATCACACACCACACGGAAATCAGTGATACCGCGTCGACCCTTAATCTCTCTCAAGAAAGGCTCGACAATGTTAACGAACTCTGCTCTTGTGAATTCATCATTAAATTCGAACATAACATTCTGTGCAGCTGCTTTGATTGCGCGTTCCATCACCAAGAACAGGCGACGAACGTTGATGCGATCAAATGCAGATGGGCGACCAAGTTTAGTCTTATCACCAAATAGCAGAATACCCTGACCAGGCAGATTCACAATCGGGTTGACCCCCGCTTTGTACAGCGTGTCTCTTTGAGACTTAGAAGCATTGTACGCAAGCGAAGTTACACCGAAGTATTGCCCACGACGCTGACCTGCAGGCGAGAACCATGGTGCGCTACTGTTGTCAGAAGCAGCCATAATACCAGCAGTTGCGGGAGCAGCAGGGATAAACACATATTGGTCTCTATACTTATCATAGACTTTAATGTAATTATTGTCTAGAATAACATATGAAGAAGAATTTATTGTGCTAGACCATGTCTTCGTGTTTGTCACAAGTGTATTAGTATTTGTCTGATTCACGACAATGTTACGAGAAGGCGATGCTACCACCACGCAGTCTTTTCTCTGAGTGCTAGCGATTGTAGCAAGATAGTTAATTATCGTTGTTTGATCAGCGTCTGCTTGCAAACCAGGAGCAATCAAGAAATCTACCTGAATGTTATCGGGATCATTGTACAGATCAAAACCAGTTTGATAATCGCCAACATCTAGTGCAACATGAACACCACCGCCCAGCGAGTAGTTTTGAACATTTGTAGAACCAGGCCCACTAAAAGAAGCAGCTCCAGTAATGCCCGTAAACTCAGTCGCGAGACTAGCTCCCCAAACATAATCAGATTGGTTGTTCAGAACATCCAAAATATAGTTTGTAGAACCATCTGATTTTTTCGCGTCAGTTGCGAGAGACAGGTAAGGGAACGTTTCAAGAATCGTGCCAGGAGTACCTGTGATTTTACCGTCTTCGTCGTAAACAACTGCGTGAACTTCGTCGTATGCTGTAGCAGAGCTAAGCGCAGACACATAAGAAGATGTTGATGGTGCACCATCAAAGAGTGCAAACATATTCACACCGTCGACAGTCCAGTTTTCAAACGCGCTGTCGCTTGTAGACTGCGGGCAGATAGAAACCTTGATGCTGTTTCCTAGTGTGCCAGGATACTTAGCAACAATCTTGTTAGCCGTCAGAGTCTGAGCGTTCCAGTTATCAAGATTCCTGACAACAGGTGCAGAACCAGCAGCACACGCATTGGTGTCAGAATCGCCGATTACGCGAGTGACAAAAGAACTGCCAGAATATTTGAGGAACATAGCCGCAGACAGAAAGTCAGAGACATCTGCTGCAGAATCTGTAGAAGGAGATCCAAAAGTTGAAACAAGCTCTGCTTCGTTACCTATACGAATAGGCTGTTCAACAGGACCCCAATTGAAGTCTCCTACCAACGCGCCCGTAGTGGTTGTCACTGCCGGCACAACACCTGACAGGTCGAATTCCTTTACGATAATGTTGGGAGACTC